TACTACCTCGATCAGCAGGACGCGCTCAACCAGATCAACAGTGAGTTCAAGCAGGCGCGTCAGTGGGCACGTCGCAACCTGTTCTACGACAAGAACAAGGTGAGCAAGGACGAGGTCGAGAAGTTCATCAAGGGTGACGAGGACGTGTGCGTCGGCGTCGATGTACCAGAGGGCATGAACCTCAAGGACTTCGTGCAGTCTGTCGTACCGCCGTCGATGCAGTTCATACAACTGTTCGAGAAGGCACCGATACTTGAAGCCATCGACCGCATCAGCAGCGTGCAGCCGGTCATGCGCGGCACCGAGTTCAAGACGAACACGACCAACCAAGCGATCAACCAGTACAACAGCATCCAGCAGACGCGCACTGACGAGAAGATCGATGCCGTCGAGGACTTCATCGGCAACATTGCATGGGCAATCGCGCAGATGTGCTTGCAGTTCATGACACAGGACGAGGTCGCATCGCTGATCGGTGATAGCAAGGCAGCGTCGTGGAAGAACATCGACGCCGTGCAGATCGCGCGATCTGTGCAGATGACTGTCGTCGGTGGCAGCACGCAGAAGCCAACTGCTGCTGCGAAGAAGGAGCAGGCCCTACAAATGGGGCAGGTGCTAGGGCAGTTCGTCAACGCTGCTCCCATCCCGGTGCTCATGGTCATGCTCAATACAATGCGACAGGCGTTCAATGACACCATTCCTGATGCACAGTGGACGAGTATCATGGAGGCGCTATCACAGCAGGCGCAGCAAGAGCAGCAGCAAGCGCAGCCGCCGCAAGAGCCGCAGGGTGGGGGTGAAGCTGCACCGCCAGAGCAAGCAGCACCCGGTGGTGGTGCCGACCCATTGGCGCAGATCAGTCAGTTGATCAGCTCACTGCCGCCTGAAGCGCAAGAGGCACTCGGCAGCGCGATGGCACAGGGTGTACCGATACAAGAAGCACTGCCACGCATCATGCAATTGGTGCAGGGCGGTGGACAGCAACCGGCAGCGTAGGAGAGAACGCACATGCCACGTGAGTATGACGAGCCGGAGCTTGACTTCGGTGATCCCGAACTGAACGACCCCGACTACGAGGAGAAGGTAGGCAACGCCGATGCCGCGACTACGGACACGACCGCTGACACTGTCACGCAAGAGCCTGCTTCGACAGGCACAGATGCATCACAGTCGGGTAGCGCCCCCAGCGCAGGAGGCGCTGATGCTGGCTCGGGCGGTGCAGGAGCACAGCAGGGACAGCAGCCAACTGCGCCTGTTGGTGGCACGCGCAGTGACGACAAAGGAAACCTCGTAGACGCACGTGGCAACATCATTGCCGCTGCGGGTGCAGAGCGTCGTCACTACGAAAAGACGCAGCAGCAGGGGCGCTACATCGCTACGCTGGAGCGTGACATCGCTGCACTGCGCTCGGGCAGTGAGATGGCGCAGGCGCTCAATGGTGCACCTGCACAACTCGGACTGAGTGCGAGCGAGACAGACCTCGCATTGCAGTTCGTGTCGTCGTTCAAGAAAGACCCAGTCGCCACTGCACGTTGGGCCTTGCAAGAGACGATGCGGATGGGGTACAATCTGCAACAGATCGTCGGTGATGCTGCACCCGGTCAACCGCTCGGTGGGTCTATGGACCTCGGTGCGGTCAAGGCCATGATCGCGGAAGCGGTGCAGCCACTGGTAGGGGACCGTCAGGCGGCGCAGCGCAATGCGCAGATCGCCACTGACGCGGAACGCGACTACAACGCGTTCATTGCCAAGCATGACAATGCGGCAGTCCACGACGACACACTCGCAAACATGCTACGGCAAGACGACACGCTGACGCCTGAGACGGCGTACTGGCAACTGGTAGCATACGCAGCCCGCAATGGGCTGGACTTCGCACAACCGCTCCGCGCGCAGGTGCTCGCACGGCAGAATGGACAGGCAGCATCGAACGGCCACGCGCAGCCGCCATCCGCGCAGCGTCAGATGCCCATGCCGAACGGCAGCAATCCTGTCGGGAACATGCAGCAGAATGACGGAATGGCAGCACCCGACGATAGTTGGGACAGCATCGTACAAGCAAGCCTGCGTAGTGCAGGCTTCAACTAGGAGAGTAGCACATGCCCGCGATTGCATCGCCCCCCTACCATCCGGGTGGCAGCACTCCGCTGGACACGGTCCTGCACTCCACGATGACCAAGTCGCGCAAGAAGCTGATCATGGCGGCAGTGAAGTCGAACGCACTGCAAGCGTGGGCGTTCGCGACAGGTCGAGTGGAGTACGAGGACGGTGGACACGAGATCACCAACCCTCTGACGGTCGGGCGCAACCCGAACGTCGCGTCGTACGAGTACTACGACCAGCTACCGATGGCACAGACGAACGAGTTCGAGACTGTGCGATACAACTGGTCGCGTGTCGCCGGCTCTGTCGTCATCAGTGATCAGGAGCAGGACGAGAACCGTGGCACCGCGCAGATCTTCAAGCTGCTGCGCGCGAAGATGGAGGTGCTGGAGGAGAGCATCAAGGAGAAGTTCAGCGGCTATCTGTACGGTGCAGGTGCTGGCACTGATCCGCTCGGCCTGTCAGTGCTGATCCCCGACGACCCGACTGTCGGCGTTCTTGGCGACCTCGACCGCGCAACGGAGCCACAGTGGCGCACATCGTCGTACCTGTTCGCAGGTGCGCTCGATCAGACGAACATCGAGGAAGCGTTCGACGACATCATGATGGACCTCACGATGAAGGGCGACAAGCCTGACCTCATCCTGTGCGGTCGCAACATCATGCGTCTGTACCGCGCTGCGGTGCGTGACAAGGTCATCTTCGCTCTGTCCGAGACGAAGATGGGATCGCGCATGGCCGACCTCGGCTTCGGCGGCGTCACGTTCAACAACGTGCCGATGGTGTACGATGAGGACTGCCCGGTGAACAAGGCGTACTTCATCAACTCGAAGTACCTGCGGCTGCACATCCTGCGACACGTCAACATGAAGATCAAGGAACTCGTCGCGCCGTGGGACACCGATGCGGTCGGTCGTCGTACAGTGTGGCAGGGTCAGTGGTGTATGTGGAAGGCGTTCCGCACGCACGCCGTCGTCTCGAACTGACGACACGCGATGACAATGTCACGGGCTGCATGTAGTAGCCCGTGACGACTACCACAGCGCCGAATGGAGAGGACAATGGCACGTCAGGACATCAAGCCGCGCTACGAAGTCGAGCAACTGCAAGGCACGCGCACGATCATGAAGTACCGCCGCAACATGGCGACAGGGATGAACGAGCAGTACGAGGTCGAGGTGCCTGCGGGATTTTTTGTCTACTTCCCAGCTGGTCACAGCATCCGCGTCGATGGCGCAGAGGAGCTACACCGTCTCGGGTACGACAACCCTGCTGACCTCGTTGACATGGAGAACGGTGACGTGGTCGGTCAGGCGGCTGTGTCGCTCAAGCAACAGGTGCAGCGCCGTGCAGGAACGCCGCGTCGTCCCGATGCAGGCGCTGTGGATGCCAACATAGGAGGCTAATGCATGGTACAGATCGCACCGGCTGCGTCAGGGCAACCGTTCGGGTTCAACTCGTACGTGCCGAAGATGACGTACGCGTACGATGTCGCGTACAAGGTCGGGCACTTCAAGGGCACCGTCGAACTCGTTGACCTCGCCACGATCCCGCCCGTGAAGATGGGGCAGGGCAGCACGTGCCCTGTGCCGTGGGGCGCATGTGTGTCGTCTGTGACTGGCGGTGTCGTCGCCGGAAGCGACATGTATGGACAGCTCGTCCGTGAGACTGTCGGTGCAGCGGGCACCAGCAAGATCGCGTTCGCTGCGATCACCAGCGGTCCCGCAGATGCCAAGTGGGTGAACAAGTTCGGTCTGCCGTACAAGTACGTCGCTACCAACGCCGAGACACCGGGCGACATCACGATCACCGCACCGGCTGCTGATGGTGACAACCGTGGCACGTTCGTGTACAGTGGCGCGTTCTCTGGCACACACATTGCGACAGTGACCGTCGCCTACAAGGCCGACATCAGCAACCTGATGGGCGATCCCTATGCACCACGGTTCGCGTCTGCGGCCATCGACAGCGCAACGCTCGCTGTCACCGCCACGTATGTCCCCGCGACCGGTGTCATGACCGTCACCGTCCCGGCATCGACGCCCGCAGGTGTCAAGACGACCGTCACGTTCCCGGATGGACACACGGAGCGCGGTGTCGCAGGCACGCCGCTTGTGCACACGCTGTCGCCTGTGTGGCGATCGCAGTATGGCGATGTGATCAACGCCGCTGCGGCCGACCGCCTCGTCGCTGTCTCGTTCGACGGTTCGTTCATCAAGAACGTGTATGCAGACGTAACCGGCTTCGTCGGTGCTGACGATCCCGAACCAGAACCGGACCCCGTACCCGATCCCGAGCCAACACAGTCGTGGGATGACATGACGACGCATGCTGCGCTTGACGACTTCGTGCAGCACTGGGTTGACGACCACGGCCTTGTGCTACCCGACAACTGGGGCAGCATGACGCTCGCTGGCAAGAAAGCATGGCTCAACGCGAACGTTGATCCAACACCCTAACACCGTCGGCGCGGTGGAAGGCGAGGCGGTGCATGCGGTCCTCTCACGCGTGTGCCGCCTCTGCACATAAAGGGGTGACACTGTCATGGCTGCAACGCTGACCGATCTCGTACAACGCACAATCACTCGGCTCTCGATGGTGCCGGGCGTTGCTGTGCAGGTGTACGCAGAGGACCGCATCGCTGAGATGATCTGGCACAAGTTCGTCATGGTGCGTGATGAGCTGTGGTGGGACGACCTGATGGCGTATGCAACGCTCACACAGGATGCCAATGGGCGGCCCATTGAGAACGTGGTGCGTGAACTGCCAACGGCGCCGGTTGGTGATGAGATCGTCATCGCGGGATACAACGATGTGCAGTACGCATGGCGACCGGGCGACCGTCGTCCCCTCAAGGAGATGCCACTGCGCGCGAACCCGATGGGCATGCTGACGCAGGGACGCACCATGTTCCGCACTGCGGACCCTGCCAAGGTGATCCGGTTCGCGCCGCATGAGAGTGGGCAATCGATACTGATACGCTATATGCGCTCGTTCGCGCGCTTCATGCCCAACGACATCGTGCCGATGGATGACCAGTTGATGATCCTCGGCGCTGCATACGACTATCTGGAGGACGATGGCACGAACAGCGGACAGACGGAGAAGTTCCGTGGTCTATTCAATGACAGACTGCGTCAGTTGAAGGGTGCAGAGAACGACCGTGAGATACCGATCTCACCCGCACCATACCCGAGCAGCAACGGCTGGCAGACGGTGATCTGATGTTCGCACAGCCGCAGCTTTCGCAGATACAATCGCGCACAAGTGTGCTCAAAGACGTGTCCGTGCGTGAGTTCGGCGGCGGTCTGAATGTCATTGACAATGAGTTGAACCTCGACACGAAGTTCGCCACCAAGCTCGACAACATGTCGCGCGGCGTGGACGGCAGCATGGGCATCCGCTGGGGCACGCGGTTGTTCAGTGACCTCGGTGCATTCGCTGCGTCAGGCATCACGCCGACGAATGGTGTGCACATCATCAATCACACGTACTTCCAAGACAGCGTCGTCACGGTGCTGTCGAATGGTCGCCTCACACGCACCCTCGGTGACGGTTCGAACACGGTTGTGTGGAGCAGCACCATCGCCGGTGGACTGGTCGGCTCACCTGCCGGTTGGGGCGAGACGGACTTCGCATCGTTCGCTGTGTTCAGCGGCAAGCTGATCGTCTGCAATGGCACCGACAAGCCTCTGATCATCGACTTCGAGAACACACCACCTGTGCAGTACCTCGCAGACGAGGGCACAGGCAGCAATGCGAACACGCCCGTCTGCCGCTACGTCGTCGCGATGAACCGCTACGTTGTCATGTCTGGTGATCCACTATTCCCTGACCGTGTGCATATCAGTCAGCAAGGCACGAGCGGTACGTGGTACGGTGATGCAGCGCCCAACGATGCGACGTACGTCGATCTTGGCAAGGTCGGTGTGCAGGGTGAGCAGACAGTCACAGGTATCAACCGTTATAGAGATCAGCTTGTCGTCAGCTTCTTCTCCGCGTCGGTGCTAGGCAAGCTCGGTGTGTACACGATGATCGGTGAAGTGGACACACACGTGCCCAGCTTCGATGACGTGATCGAGGGCTTCGGCGGACATTCACACAGGTGCATGGTCAACCTCGGCAATGACCTGTTCATGCTCGATGATCAAGGCATCACGTCGATTGCACGCTCGCTGTACAGTGGTACAACAGAGCCGAAGCGTGTCAGCGAGTTGATCGATCCGATGGTCAACGTCAACGTCAGTCGGATACTCGACGCTGATACATTGCTCAGCTCGCATGCGGTGTACAACAGCAATGACAAGCAGTACATGTGCTTCGTACCCAATCACAGTGAAATCTCGCGGCCTCTCGGTACAGACCCGTTTGAAGTGTTGCAGGACGACCGGACATCACTATGGGTGCACATCCCGAACCATCCGTTCGAGGTCGGTGACATTGTCCGCTTCACAGGTGTGACAACGTGGAACACTGTGCCAGCAGTCGCACTCAACGATGTTGACATTGTCGTGCAGAGAGTGATCACCAACAACATCATTCAGATCACGCCAGCGACTGCACTGACCACTGATCCGAATGGCACACTGCTTGGTGGTGGTGCGGCAGTTCAGTACATACCGCAGTGGACCGAGACCTTCGGCTACATCTACACGTTCGTCACTGAGTTGAAAGTGCGTGCATGGGCACGTTATCGCGGCTGGCGTTGGCGTAGTAGTGCGCGCACGGAGTTCGGCACGGTCATCTTCGCAGATGACACACGGCTGATGCTATATGGCAACTACAACGTGCCACTGCATCGTGACTTCATCAACACACTAGATGAGCGCGAGATCACGTTCGCATGGGAGATGCCGTGGGCTGACTTCGACAAGCGTGTGCATGAGAAGCACACTCGGTACATCCAGCTCGACACTGCTGGCACCGCGCAGTTCACGCTCATGATGTTCGTGGATCAGATATACAGTATGAATGGCATGCTGATACCGAACAACATGATGACGTTCGTCGGCGGTGACAATGGCGGCTTCGGCAACAACGGTCAGTCGTATGGTGGTGGCAGACGCACACGTGATCAACGGCTGTTTGCATGGACAGCACGCGGCAAGCTGTTCAAGCTGCGCTTCCAAGGCGTGGTCAGCGAGCCACTGCGCGTCGTTGCGATCTCACTGCTGTACCAAGGCGGGAGTATCAGGCGATGACTGACATGTTCCGTACAACGCAGTTTCTGCCTGACGTTGGTGTAGTTGAGCCGAGCAGTGCAGGTAGCGGCCCTATTGCAGGGTACACTGCCAACTACACATTCAACCTCGTCAACTTCGACTGGGTCACATGGCACAACTATGAATGGCAGAACTGGCAGCAAGTCGATACACTGCTCGACACTGCGTTCGGGTTCCTCGGCATTCAAGCCGTGCGCGGCATCTGGCGACCGAGCACTCTCTATGCAGTGGGCGACAATGTCTATGATCCTCTCAACCTGACACTCGTCTACACATGCACTGTCGAGCACACATCTGGTTCGGTGTTTGCTAGTGACATACCGCTGTATTGGGAGGCTAATCCCGACTTCGGCAGCATGTCGATTACACTTGTCGGCACTGCGCCACACATAGAGTTCAAGAACACCAGTGCCGTATCACCAGATGGCATGTACCGTTTGATCGCGGCTGCGAATGACACATTCCGCATTGAGAAGAACACTGCTGCTGCTGGTGACTTCTCGACCATTCTGTTGATTGCAACATTCCACGACGATCCCGGACTGAACCTGACATCGGTACGCACTACGCAACCGTACATGCTTGCGGGTACATTCGGCACTTCGTGGCGAGCGTCAAATGTCTTTGCATCTACAGCAGGACCAGAGACGTGGACCGGCAACCGCTCTACACTGGCGATCACACGTAGCGTGACCGGATCGGGTGACAACAATCCGAG